CGGATCTTCAAAATTTTTATAAGTTCCATTTATCCAGTCTTTAAAATTCATAATTTTAATTTTTTATATTAATAATTTAGTTGTATATGTAATAAAATAGAACCAATAAAAGCGATAACCATTAAAAAAGCCATAAACCATAATGGGATATAATCAATTAAAGTTTTTTTATTTAATTCTATAATATTATAATTTTGATAATCATTTTTAAATACAAATTTTGCTAGTTGTTGGGCGTTTAAAATTTGCGTTTGTTTTGTTTCTTTGTGTTCTACTTTGTATTGCTGCCCTGCTTCAATTGTTAGTTTTTGTTTTGTTTTCATTGTTTAAAGTTTTAATTAATAATTTTGTTTATGCAAATATATAACTTTTTTTAACAAAAAAACAAATAATGTTAAAAATATTATAATTTATAATCATTCTAAATAACTAATTATCAACGCCTTATATAAGAAACGGGTGTGTGTGCGTGTTATAGCAAGTCCAGCAGTTTCACCAGCAGTTTCAGGGGGATTTCTCTAGCAGTTTCAGGGAGAAATTTTGTAAAAAAATTTTGTAAAAAAATTATAAAGGAATTTTCATATACCAATCTAAAACATCCATACACTCTTCAAGACCTTTAACTACTTTAGCATAGTAACCTGCTTCATTAAGATATGCCACCCATTCTTTTTGTTCTTTAGTTGGGTAAGATTTCTTGTCTGCTTTAATTTCTAGGAATAGTCCAGCATACTCTTTGTTAACTCTAAGTATCTGCATATCAGGAAAGCCCTTAACATATCCTGTTTTTTTTGCTAGAACTGCTTGTTTCATAGAGGTTCTGATCCCTCCAAGACTTGCACAATATCTCAAGTCTGGATATGCAAATTTCATATATGTGCAAAATGAATATTGTACTTGTGCTTCTTTTTTCATATGTAGGTGTACCCCCCTATACCCCCCTATACCCCCTCATTGTAAGTTGTTCCTTTTATAAGTTGGTACATTAAAGGTTGTGATACTTTATATTTTCTTGCGATAGATGATATAGTAATCTTTTGTGCTGAGGTATGGTATTCTTTTCTTATTGCGTCTGCTTCTTCAAAGGTAAACTTTCTTCTGGCAAATCCACCACCTCTCATATCTTTTCTATCTTCTAATTTTATTTTTCTAATCTTTGGCATAACTAATATTCTTCTGGAAATCGGTCAGATGTTTCTCCATATTGGTCTTCTATTTCAATATCTAAAAAATTAACCTCAACATCTTCTGGTTTCTTTTTATTTATATAACATATTCTATTTATTGTATCTTGATCTTTTTTTATTTCTTCTAAATCAGAAGTTAATACAAAAGTATCTAACCTACCTTTCTTTCCTTTTCTAACTGCTTTTTTACTTTTTATTTCGTAAGTAATAAACACTCTGAAAATTGGTTTTTTCATCTCTCCATTGACATTTTTAATAATAATAAATAACCAATTATATCATCTACTGTATCTTCTGTCTTGTCGTTTATACCTTTGTTTTTTATTCTTGCTAATTTATCATCAAGCCTAGCACATATAGCCTCAACAGAATCTAATTTACTAAATATATTAGATGGGTTTAAAGCAGTATCTCCATACGCTTGATTTTTTTCTTTTAGCAGTTTCACCACCCTTTCTACTACTTTATCTAAATGCCAATTAAAATGTAATTTTGGCTTATTAGATGGTATATCTAATTCCTCTTTACTTAAAAGCATTTTAGGATTTATTCTTGTGTCTTTTTTATCAGCAGTATTAGATGGTGTCCATCCATTTCTTCCTGTTTCATAATAATATTTGTTATGCTCTGTCATTTTTTTTAGTTATTTTTTTGTTGTATTGTTTTAAGTTTTCTTCTATATTATTATCTTCTACAAAAATACTGCAGAAAATCGCCTCTAATATACAATATATTATAAGTATTACCCAAATCGTTGTTAATATCTTCATTTTAGTAATTTTGGTTCTGGTCTGTAATAAGGAACTGACTTAGGATTTTGCCCCTGTTCTACTTTTGACCTCGCATCCCATATTAAATCTTTATGTTTTCTTAACCATCTCATATAAGTTGGCACGTTAAGATGTATAAAATCTCCATTAATAGGAGTTCTTACTCCTAAGTTAAATGCGTTTTGAGCATCTTCAAAATAAAAATTTTTATAAGTTTTTGATAGATCTTCTGCCAAACTTTGTGATAATATCATAATAGTATCTTCATCTACATTGTTTTGACCTAACTCAATATAAGTTTTACTAATTAAATCTACCGAACCCATTAAAAGTTCTTCTTTAGTCATTGTTTTTATCTGTTTCATTGTTTTAATTTTTGTTTAAGTTTTTCTTTTACATTTAAATTCTTTTGTAAATGAGCGTGTATTTTACTTATTCCTTTTGTACCGCTTCTTTTCTCCCAAGTACGAACACAGGCTTTCCAAGATTTCATTTTTGACTTACCTATAAACCAATTTTTACTTTCATAGAAATCAAAAAAAGTTTCTGCATCAATATTATTTTTTCTTTCTATACAATAATTAGAAATATCATTAATAGTTGGTTTTTTAAAACGCCCTTTATTATTACTATATGTAATATTATTATTAATACTTGTATTATTATCCTTAAACTTTTCTTTAATACCCCCCTTATCGTTTTCTTTAATACCCCCTTTAAGAATACTTATATACCTCCTATCAATTTCTTTAGTACCCCCTTTATAGGTGTAACTAGATGATATATAGCCATTTACAATTAATTCTTTGATCCATTTAGAAATTGTAACTATACTCTTACCATAAAGATTAGAAAAGTATTTGTTAGTTGCAAAGCACTCTCCATTCATATTAAGTAGTGCTGTAATTTCTGCATATAATAGTTTAGCATTTGCTGTTAAGTTTTTATCGTACCTAACCTCAGCACTTATAACAGCATAGTAGTTTGGTTGTTTCATTGTTTAGTTGTGTTTTTGTATTTTTAGTTCATAGCATTTTGTGTATGTTGACATAACAACATCCCACTTACTTACATCTTCATATCTTGCCCAGCAAAATCTTGCGTATAAAGGATTAAGAGGCTGAATGAATAGATAGTGCGTAACTTTTTTATTAGGGTTGTTATGAGCCTTAAAATTAACTCTAAGCGTATTCCCATTGCTTCTAACTCCTTTAACATCTATATAATTATATTCATCTATACCTTTCATAACTATATCTGCCTCAACTACTGGTCTTTCTTCTAATAATGGTGCTGCTTTATATTGAACACCTTTATTGTTGTCTAATATATGTCTAGCAACTAACTCTGCAAATATTCCTAGACTTTGTATTTTGTGTTCTTTATCTCCTCTGTATTTTTCTGTATTTTCATTATATACTTGAGCAGATAACATACTTCTCACCTTAGCAAGTTCATCAGACAATTTGATGAAAGTGCTAGGGTAAGTTGTATTTTTCCATTTAATCATTAGAAAGGCAAGTCATCATCACCAGTAGTAGCCTTTACTTTTTTATCAGAAGTTTTATTTTCTGCTGGTGGTTCATAGTCATTTACATAAGCATAATGAGTAGCCCCTTTTTCAGAAGGTTCTTTTCTTTCTGCAATCACCATTGATACCCAACCATTTTTTGCGTTTGCTTGTAACTCATCAACTTTTAAGTTAGCAACCATCATTGATCCATATTTTGTTTCAATGTTTTTAATACTACTCGGTAAGTAGATTTTTGATTTTTTCTCTTTCATCTTTTAGTTTTTTGATTTTATATAATTTGGTTAACGATTTTTTTATACTTTTTAATTTTTTTTCTAATCCTTGTATTTCTTCATCTACTTCAACTTCAATAATTTTATTTTCTACTCTTTGAAAGTTTTTTTGGTCTTGTTTATAATTTTCGTGAAAAAATTTAAACTGTCTTGAATGATGAATCACAGATGCGTGATGCAAGTTTGTAACATTAGCAATTTCAGTTAGAGTAAGACCAAACATTTCTCTAAGTATATAGATATATAATCTCTTTGCAAAAATTATATTCTTTTCTCTACTTCCTAAAAAAATTCTATCTCTTTCAA